GGTCGCTATTGCTGTTTTTGGATAAAATAAAATGACCTTGACGGCGCAAAATAATCTGCTATCCTCCCCTCATCTTGGTCCAGACAGCTTTATCAGGATGCAGTGCCTAGAAAGACGAATATCGTGACCGCAATCGTCAGCGGTCTATTTGGCGTGGCAGTTGGGCGAACTACGAAGTAATACCGTTTTGTATTATTGTAGTATTGATATACCATTTTCCGGTATATCGTTCGCATAAAGTGACACTTTTCGTCAGTTATTGCAAATTAAACAACAGGTGTTCCAAAAGTGGTACACTAGATTGCCCTTGCTTTGTTACAAAAATTCCCGTAAATAGGTTATGGTTTGTGACATAATTCCATATCTTCTATTAAGTTAAGTGTGTCGATTAAGTGTTCGACATCAAAAAGGTATTTAAACACGTCGGCTCTAATCTGTTTAATAACGTATTTACGTTTTGCTCCCGTGATAACTTTCACTTTTTCGGTTCCCTTAATAGAACCGACCATTGCACTGCCATAAGCATCGTCAAGGCTGAGGTGTGTATATTCAACATTGGTAAATCCCTTTTTGGCTAATATCAAAGCAATATCGTTATATTTACCGCGTTTAATATTGATAACCATACCCGCTTTGATTGCTGATGCGTTAATTAATTTAAAAGGTTTTTTAACCATTATCTCTCCCTGCCTTTACCATTGCTTTTCTGTTAAAAACAAGATAGTTTTGGTTCATAGGAGTCCCCTTTCAGGCCCCCTTCGTCGGGAAACGTAGAACTGGCTTGACCGAGGGGGAGTCAAAAGCTCCCCATTGGGGCGATGATAAACTTATGGCGGCGGAAGTCAAGGGCATTTATTAACCCGAGAGTTTTTCCATAATCAGTAACTTATTTATTTTTGTTCTGCCACACACTCTCCATCCGGCCACTTTAAAACAATATCCAGGGTTGTCTGATTTGATTTTTTCCGCATTGATGTAGGTATAGTGCCTTTCACTAGGCCAGATGCAACTAGCAATTTTGTCCGCTTGTTGTATGAGTTCCGAACTAAGGTAGGTTGACTCGTTTCTGAACACCGAGCAGTTGATCCCTTCTTGACTTGAATCATCTTTAAATTTTCTCCACACAAAACAAGCATCCCCTTCCCAAGTTCGCAAAACGATTTTTTCTCCTGGCCCGCAAAACAATTTTGGTCTTCGTCCATCTTTGTAATGGTATTTACTGTAATGCCGTTCATACAATTCAAGACATTTAGCGTCACCATCCTTTGTTATCCACCAAAATGGTTCATTTATCCCCATATTTCCTAACCCCTGGTTGCTAAAAGTGGACAATTCTAAACTGGTGGTTGACATTCCCCCTCGGTAACATTCTGTCCATTTATCCCCAAAAAGGGTGGATTATTCCCGTTCACGCTGCTGCTCTCCATCCGTTCCTGCGACAATCCTTGTTAATTGAATGACCGTCTTACAATATTCATACATGGATTTATATTTCGTCTTGAGCATCTTGTTTTCAGCAATGAGTCGTTTGTTTTCTTCCTTGAGTTTCTCGTTGGTCATGCTGCTGCCCTCCGTCTTGATGGTCCCGGCTTTATGTAGTCAGCGCCTTCGTCTGTTAAATTGCGTTTGCACTCAGGACAGTATTTCGGCCAATACTTGACAACCGTTTCCGGGTGATCGGCCTTAATCGTGAATATCATCTTGCAGTCAGGACACTTGCAGGTGACGGGGTATTTCGCGCTTGCTTTCGCTTTAGCCACGTCCGTTCCTTCCTTCTGGATTCCTGATAATTCCCTTTTTTAGAGGCTTCGGGATGCACTCTTCTCGGAGATTCAGCCGATCCGGGAAAGTGATCCCTTCATGTCGGCAATACCGTTTCAGCGTATCCCTTGCGATCCCCAGCGCCCCGGCGGTCAGGGTGAGGGAATATCTGTCTTTAACAAAGGCTGTCACCAGTTCCTTCACCGTCATATCGTATTCCGCCCTGATCCGGCGAGGCCAATCGTGTGTTGTTAGGTTCATGCTACCAAACCTTACACGTTTCGCGGCTGGTGCATTTATCACAATGAACTTTGGTATAAGTCGTGTCGGGATTTTCCGGGCAGGGCGCCGGGGCCATGGCCTCCATGGTACCACCTTCGGGGTAGCGAATAGGCGTTACTTCCGGCTTGGCCCTACCCGTGCCCTTCAACTTATCCTTTAAGGCAGTGTTCGCGTCCGGTTTGCTTTCATCCGCCGCGGCGGCAACCTCAAACCAGTCAGCGGCCCCGGACATACCGTCCTTTAAACTGAGGTATATCTTTTTCAGGGCGACGATCTGAGCCGGGGTTATTGCATCAAGGTGACGCTGGATGCGTTTTTCAATCTGTTCTTTGGTCACTTTAAAGCCAGCGAATGCGTCCAGCAGTCTCTTGAGGGCTTCCGGGGAAGTGTCGGCTTTGGCCTTTAAAGTCTCTTCACACTGGCTTACAGCAGCGTCAATAACATCACCGGGGATGATTCCGAGGATACAGGCGCGGAGCCTTCTGGCGCCCTGGTTTGCCGTCTGCTCGTAAATATCGCGGGGATCTTCCAGCTTTTTGCGCCCGGCCGCTTTCGTGTATCTTTCATGTTTGACCTGAAATGTTTTGACCTCGCGGGTATTTGTTTCCATATCCCAGCAGAAGGCTTCGACGGTGCTTTCGCCGTTACGCTGTTCAAGCTCTTTAATGCCAAACTGAATATTTCCCCAGTTTTGCGCGATCGCTTCGGCCAACCTGATTGACGGGCCTGAAATGGCGCTGCCGCCTCTTGCGTATTCATAAACCGCTTGCTCTGCCAGGCCGGGGCGCTGGCACGCCGTCTGAATGCGATCCATGGCCTCAATCTGATTCCGGGGAAATCTCTTTGCCAGTATAATCGCGCCCTGAACTTCACTGATCGCCCTCTGCTGTTCCACTTCCACTAACGCCGCGTTCTGCTGCGGTCTGGTTGCGACTGGTGCATCTTCATATTGTACGACGTTTCCGTTCATGATTTTATTCCTTTCTATTTAAGCAAGAACCGCTTTGAAGGTTCGCTTGTTTTTAAGTATTTCTGATAAAGATTCGGCTGATCTTTTTCAAACTGTTTCGCGTCAAACATCTTGCGCCCGTTGGCGAGCTTGTAAGTGACAAGGGAACTCCCGGCGCTGTCAACCAGCGTGTCGCCTTGCTCACCCAGGGCAATGATTATCTGAGCCTTTAAACCATCCTCATATTCTTCATGTGTTTTAACCATGTCGCGGGATTTTTTAAGGTCAATCACGGCGTTAATTATTTCTTCCGTGGCTATTACCGCGCCCTCTGATTTTATATTGCCAAACCTCGCGACGGCGTCGGCGTAAGTAACCGGGTCGGGCGGGTTGCCATCAACAACTCTTTTCCAAAACGTCGCGCAGGCCTCGATGATCATTTCCGCGATTTCCCTATCCGCCGGGACTTCATAAAGCTCCGGTGATCCGCCTGCAATCGAAACAGGAACGTCCGCCACTTCAAACCCTGTCACGATCATGTAATGATGAACCTGGACGGCGTAATAATCGGGAATCTGATTGGTCCCCGGCTCGCCCCACGACTTACCGGACCGCGCCGTCTTGATCTCAACGATCCTTCTATCGTCGGTGAACCCGTCAAGCGAGGCCAGCATAAAAGGGTATTTTTCGTGGTACATAATTTTTTCTGGAAGGCGAACGTCGCGGCCTGTCGTGTCGGAATACCATTGCCTGATTGCTGGTTCCATGCGTTTGCCCCAGTCAGTCAATTCGTTTCCGCTCCAATCTTCAACCTCCCTTCTTTTTTCTCGGTAAACTTGGTAGGCCGTCTTAAAGGGTGACAGCCCCATGATCGCGGCTACGTCTGATCCGCCGATCCCCTTCCGCCTTTCTTCTAACCATTGAGCGTGCTCCATAACTCCCCTTTCATTTCTTTGGATTCTTATGTAAATGATACGCTGGCATACTCTTAGCCAGCACCATTCCGAGTATTCTCGCCTTTGACGTATCTGATAACCCGCACAGCAGGGCGGTTATGATGGATACCTTCATTGACGGATACTTAGCGAAATACTTTAATAGGAATTTCATTGTGCCTCCCTTATTGAACCTGTTGTTGTTCAGCGGCTTCTTTCTCAACAACTACAACGGCAACTTGACGTTCTTTTTGCGTAATTTCTTCCCGTTTGATAACGTCTCTTGTGTCCAGCCTCGTAAGTATTTTTATTCCGCTGCTATAATCAAACAGCCACTCGCATTTAACATTCCGATATTCTTTACCGCCTGACACGATACGAGATAAAACGCTGATATTCGCTTCATGTTTTTTCTGCTGTGCCGTGAAGTCAGCCATGACATCTTTCTTTTTGGCTTCAACATCGGCAAGGTCTTCATTGGCCTTTGCCAGTTCGCGGCTCTTTGCAATCAACTCTTTGTCTGTCAAAAGACATGATAAATATTCTTCACACGGTTTCGTTTCGCTCGTTACTTTTTGCTTCAACATTGTTTTCTCCTTTTCGTTTTTTAAGTTATTCTGCGTCATCAATTAGTTTGTTTATACTTGTCGCCCTGTCCTTGATCCGGCCCAGCTTCAATGTCGGCGGCATGGAGTGATGATCATATGCCGTTTTCATCTGCTTGATTGTTTCCCCAAGCTCAAACATAAGCTGGTTGAAATAGTCAGGGTCTCGCTGCCATCGCTGTACGCCGTTGTATTCCCTGTTCTCCTCCAACTGGCGGCACTCCACCATCTTGTTTCGCGCGTATTCGG